ATTATATTTCCAAGAACAGCAGGAGAATTAAATTGTCTTGGTTCTTTTTTAATGTAAGAGTAAAAGTATTTACTAGGACACATTTCATATGTATCAATCCTTGAATAGCTAAATTCAGAAAGAGTTAGTTTTTGAAAAGGATCTAAGTCACTTATTTTTTTTATTGTTAAATTCACTTTTATCTTTCATCTTCTGGATAAACAACTACATTGCCATCTTTGTCATATTCTATGCCAGTTTCTTCTTCTATTGTATGTCCAGTTTTAATGTTTCTGAACAAACCTTCACCAATCGAAACCCAACCAGAGTCACCGATCTCCATGAAGTCATCCTCAATGTATGGCCACATCTTGATCTCCCACTTTTACTTCACACTCAGAAAATTTTTCTATATTTAAATAGTAATTCAAAACAAGATATAAGTCCTCAAGTTCTTTTCTGTTAGCAAAGATACCAGCTACGCCGCATTTAATAAAGAATTTATCTTCATACTGATGAATTCCTTCAGTATATTCTGATATGCTAATATTGTTTTTTGTAATTCTTCCTGTGGTTTCCATAATTAATCCTCATCCACTATTGTTATAGGGTTCCAATTTGGATCTCCCATTTTTTCTCTCATATCCTTTACGTAAGAATCCCAGTCTCTTTCGTCTTCAGATTTTTTTTCATAGGTAACCTTACCCTTAAAGGGGTTTGTCTTAAACCTAGTCATCAAAAGCTTACCCTGTTTAGTTTTCCATCTTAAGTTTCCATTTTTGCAATCACAAAAATCATCTAGATCAGGATCTGTCGTACCATCAGGATCGTACCTACCTGAGCACGATCTGCACTTTGTGTATCTACCCTTGTCTTGGCATCTGTTGCAAGAGGAGCAGAATACCCAACATGGATTTTCTGTTGGGTTCTTATAGGTTCCTTTTATAGTCATATTATCTCCTTTAATATCTCTTCTAATTTTTCTTTTTGTTTTATAGAAGTAGTTTTATTAAACTTTAAATTAATAATTTTATTATCTTCTTTACATTGGAGAAATACATATGATCCTCCATTTGACTCGTTAATTATATCATATATTTTATTGATGTCCGACTGCTTAAGTCTTCCGTTTACTCTAAGATAGATTGGTTTTCCTCCAGCAAAGTTTGAAAGATCTAATTTATCACATGAGTTTAAAACTATTTTACTAACTGCATTTTCTTCGTCACCATCTTTGCTGACAGAACCTATTAATTTAATAACTTCTCCATCATTAAAGTATTCATCTGAATAGTTTTTAGACTCTCTTGGGAATACTAGAACCTCTATGTCAGAAGAAATGTCCTGTATATTAAACTTATACATCTTTGCGCCTTTTTTGGTAACAAGTTTTTTAGAACCAGAAATGATTCCAGCTATAGCAACTCTGGAAGATGCAGGCAATTCTGTTATCTCAATAATTTCATGTGAAATATTTTCAGAAAGAAGATCCCAAATTCCATCTACTGGATTTTTAGATATGTACAATCCAAGTTCATCTTTTTCTTTTTCAAGAATAGATAACTCAGTTCTTCTTCCAAAATCGTCATCGAGAACACTGTCTATTAGCTCGTCAAAGGCTCCAGCTTTAGTAAGGTGCTCGAGTGTGCCTTTCTTTAAAACGGCTGGATTAGTTCTTCTAAAGAAGTCGTGCATTGAATCGTAAGGATTATTTTCATCCCTATTGGAAAGTACTGCCTCTGAAACTGCATAACCTATACCATTAATTGCAGCTAATCCAAATATAATTGTGTTTTCATCTATCACTCCAAATTCTTCTGTAGATCTATTTATAGAAGGTGGGAGAACTTTTATGTTTCTTTTTCTACAATCTGCTAAATACAAAGACTGCTTTTCCTTGTTACCTACTACAGAACTCATTAAAGCTGCCATGTACTCTACCGTATAGTTTGTTTTTAGATACCCTGTTATATAGGAAATCATAGCATAGCTAGCAGCGTGGGCTCTATTGAAGCCATAACCACCAAAGTACTCAATGTCGGAATATATTTTGTTAGCCTTATCTTCTGGTAAAGAAGATACGCTAATACATCCTTGAACAAATTTTCTTCTAAACAAAGATATCTTATCCATTTGTTTTTTACCAATAGCCTTACGCAAGTCATCTGCTTCTGCAGAGCTAAAACCAGCTAGTTCTCTGGCTACACCAAGAACATCTTCCTGATACAACATGATGCCCAAAGATGGTCCTAATACTTTTTCTAACTTTTCGTGATCATACTCAACTTTAGATCTATTGTGTTTTCTATCTATAAAAAGTTTATCCATTCCAGAGCCCATTGGTCCAGGTCTGTAAAGGGATATTAGTGCCATGATGTCTTCTATATTTTGAGGCTGAAGCTGAACCATTAATTCTCTCATGCCAGATGACTCAAGCTGAAAGACCCCTATGGCATTACCTTTACCAAGCTCTTCATATGTTTTCTTATCGTCCAGCGGTATAGACTCTATGTCGATACTTATGCCTCTACTTTTTTTGACTATTTTTACACACTGGTCTATGACTCCAAGGTTTCTTAGCCCCAAAAAGTCAATCTTAAGTAGTCCACACTGCTCGACTCTACCCATGTCCCATTGAGTTACGACTGGGTTGTCTGCCCCTTTTTGCATGATGGGGAGATAATCTGTTAATGCACCTTTTGATATAACTATACCAGCAGCATGTATCCCAGTTTGTCTAACCAATCCTTCTAGCCCAAACGCAGTGTCAACTATTGTTTTAGATTCTTGATTGCTAGAGTACTCTTTTTTAAATTCGTCAACTTCCATACACTCTGTTAGCGACTTTGATACACCAAGCACTGGTGGTGGGACTAGTTTCGCTACCCTATCTCCAATAATGAATTCATGACCCAAAGCTCTCGCAGCATCTCTGATGGATTGTCTAGCCCCAGTTCTATTAAACGTACATATGTGCGCAACGTGGTCTTCTCCATATTTATTTCTTGCATACTCGATAACTCTATCTCTGTGTCTATCATCAAAGTCAAGGTCGATGTCCGGCATGGACTTTCTTCCTTCTACTAAAAATCTTTCAAACATCAAACCAAATCTAATTGGGTCAAGATTGGTAATATCAAAGGCATATGATAAAACGCTTCCTGCAGCAGATCCTCTGCCCCAACCAACTCTGATGTCATTATCTTTAGCCCATCTAACTAGATCAGACACAACCAAGAAATACTCAGGAAAGCCCATGTCTTTTACAACTCGCAGCTCATGATTAGCTCTATCTAATATATTATTAGGTAGAGGGTCTCCATACTTTTTCTTTAGGCCTTCCCAGGCAAGTCTCTCAAAGTAAGTTATTGAATCCTCTGTTGTTGGTATTGGGAAATTGGGAAAATGCATATCCCCAAATTTTAAATCAAGTTCAATCATATCGTTTACATGCATAGTATTCTTAAGAAAATCGTCAGAAAAAATAGAAGCCATTTCATCGTATGACTGCAAATAAAACTGATCTCCAGAAAAAGAAAACCTATTAGGCGTATGTATATTCGAGTTTGTTGCTACGCAAAGCATTATATCGTGAGCATTTGCGTCATGCTGATGAACATAGTGACAGTCGCCAGATGGAACAACCTTTGCCCCTATATGATTAGCCAACTTAATTAGATCAGGTATGATAGTAAGCTGTTCTTGAATACCATGGTTTTGAATCTCTATAAAATAATTTTCTGCGCCTACAATTTGTTGCATAGATGCAGCGTGCTTTAAAGCAGTGTTATAGTCTTTTCTTAGAAGAGCTTGAGAAACTTCTCCGTTAAGACACCCTGATAATACTATTATTCCATCTGAGTGTTGCGATATTAAATCGTGATCTATTCTAGGCTTAACGTAATAACCCTCAGTAAATGCTCTAGATGACATTTTAATTATATTGTGATATCCAATATTATTTTTTGCCAATATAGTTATATGATATGGACCTCTTTGTTCCCACTCATTCTTTGAAGGACCTGATCGCTCTTCTTCGTCTCTGTCAAATCTAGTCTTTCTAGCCTGATAAAATTCAGATCCAAGGATTGGCTTTACTCCTGCGGACTTACCAGCATCATAAAAATCTAACCACGAATGTATGTTCCCATGATCGGTGGTAGCTAGACCAGTCATACCTAAAGATTTAGCTCTTTCTAGGTATTGCTCTACGTTACCATGTCCATCTAACATAGAAAATACCGTATGGTTATGTAGATTAGTCCAGTTTTTCAACCTAATCCTCTTTTTCTTTTAATTGCTTTCAAGACATTTTCAACTTCGCTTCTGTAACATACTGTTACAATTCCTCCACAGTATTTGCAAACAGCGGAATGTCCTTGTTGGGCAAAAACACTATTGTACATATACTTGTCTGGCTGTTGATTACCGCATTCGGTGCAAACGCCTACCGCATCGTCTTCGCTACTCATGTGCCTCCTTTTTTGGTGCAGGACTATATGCAAATCTAATTGGTGATGGAGAGGACTTTTCTTGAGTTTCTATAAATCTTCCATTAACTTTTACATATTTATTTCTTTGCTCCAAAGAACATTCTCCGCAGCCAACGCCAACTGAATTTGCTCTTTCACAAGTATATGGTCTACCACCAATGGACATTTGTCTTCTCTTTATCCAGTCATTAATATGAGACGATGATTTAGAAAAGTTATAATCCCTACAGTGTGAAAGTATCTCATGTAGATATTTAATAGAGTCTTCAGTATATGTAAGTATGGAGCACAAGAATAACCTAGCTTCGTGCTCTAAGTATCCATCATCAATTGCTTGTTGATGAAGTCTTTTTACGGCAGAACATTTGTTTAACAAATTATCCTTATTAAATATTTTAGGAGTCTCTTTCAGATCCTTAAAAGCTTTTGCGCCATACTTATTGAAATACTCTAATGGGTTGTCTTTTCTTTTTTCATGCTCTTCTATATCATAGGTGTATTGTCTGTACCACTCATTGGCTTTGTAGCTAAATTCTTGCTTACATACCTCTAAAGAAGAAGGGCTAGAACTATATTCTTTGATAGCTTCTATACCTTTTATAAATATATTATCTTGTCCATATGGATTCAAGAGAGTTTTATAATACCCAGTATTTTGATGCTTTGAACCAACGAGTCTCCACATTCTTCTAGCATCATATACGCTAAAGTCCAAAGTATTTAAACCTAGCTTAGATTTTAAATCATTAGCAATAAATCTATATATCTTAGGAAGACTATTAGATGGATTTATCCCTAAGCAGATTGGCTCACATTCTATATGAAAACCTTTCTTTCCAGTAAAATAAACTAGTACAGAACTCTCTGGTATAAACTGCATTAAATGATTATATAATTTCATACAATCGTCATAAGCATCGGATATAGACTCACTATCTATGTCGAAATATAGTGGACCAAGCCTTATTGCCTGATCTATATCTTGGTTGTTGTAGGCAAATACCGATGTATATATGCCGGTGTTGTCATTAGAATTAGCATACGTCGGTATTTCTTCCGCTGTCACTATAACTGGTTGGCCATTTTTTTTGTCTCTAATCACCCTATTTAGTGATGGAACAAATCTAGCTACTTCATAATATTTCCATTGTGAAAGAAACTTATTTTCTTCAACTTCTATTTTCATACAGTGGTATTTTACCAGATTCTTGTTTTGAATTCCACAAAATCATCTTATTATCTTTTATCATTTCTTCGGAATGAGTTCTATAATACACAGATTCTTCTATGAAATATTCCATCTTTTTTATTGCGGTAAATCTTTTTAATAAACGATCATCAATTTCGTTCATCTTTTTGCGTCTTCCATCTTTCTAAATTTACATTTTCTCCATCTACAATATAATGAACCTTTGATGCAACGTTATCTGCAAGGTGGACTATCATGTCCATATATGTAATAGGAATAGTTTCTGGCACTGGAGACCATGGTCCTAGGTGACATCTTACTAGTCTCAGGATTGATTGCACGACTTCCTCAGATATAAAAAGCGTTGAAGATTGGGATTCTGAAGCATAGTTCTTGTCGTCTTCTTGGCATTTTTGCACCAGTCTTGCAACAGTATACGGATGCATTGGATCATAATGAAAAGAGTCTTCTCCATCCAGCTTAATACCTTTAGTGACATCGTGCAATATGCAAGCTGCAAATACTATGTCCGTATCTTCTCTAGATAGGGAGTAAGATTCACACATTATCTTTGCTGCTCTAACAACTCTTTTTGTGTGAAGAACATTGCCACCATAGTTGTGCTCATCAGCTGGATGGTACTTACCAGAAAAACTAGATGGTATAGACCAAAAGCTAGAAGCTCTTAAGAGTATAGCTCTTACGAAAGACTTTATAGACTCATCAAATATGTAATTAATTTCATCTAAGATTGGCTGGAGTATTTTGTCTTCATCTTTCTTAGGTATAACACTATTATTTTCTGATAATATTTCATCAAGTATATTATTTGACATTTGTTTGTCCATCCTTTTTTGTACTTACATTCCACTTAGAACAAACTGCATCATGTGGACATGAGGTGCAGTATGAAATCATACCTCTTCTTGGCAAGAATAATTTATCCTCAAAGAGTGTAGAGCACCACGCATCTACTGTTTCAAGATCTTCTTTTTTACTTTCAAACTTAGTAAAGTTAGACTTAGGATTTAAGAGATCATAGTAACCAAACTCTGTTATGTCTATTTTGTTTCCATACTTACTAAAATAGCTCATGTTCATTACCGCAAAGTCTGTTGAATACAGATATTGTTTTTTGAACTTTATATTAAAAACCCATTTAACTACATATATTTTTTTATTGTAGTAATAAATCAAATCAAACTTGTCAGTTATAGCAACCTTGTTGTTGACTGGTATTATAAACTCTTCGTCGATTGCAATAGGTATGATTCCACTGTCTGAAAAGTTTTCTGATATAGCCAATAAAGCTGAAGCAGCTCTGCTGGTAAGACTTGCGTTATTGCCATAGAAACTTTCGTGTTGTTCGTGTGTTATATCATATGCAGTAGTGCCCTTAGGGTACCATATCTTCTCCCACCTATTCAATAAAGAAGCATAAGAGGGTACTGATCCTGATTGTTTTTTGTAAAAAAAGAAATTAACAATACTCTTTAAAGCATTTTCATACTTTATGTAAGTTAGATCTCTACCGCCTATTTTTTCGGTAAGCTTGTCTACATGCCTATAGTCATATAGTCTTCCGCACAACTGGTAATCTTTTAATTCTTTAACTGTTAGTTTTAACATAACTTCCTAAATAACGCTCATTGAATCAGCTAGATCGCTGACATCAAAACCTAAATCTTGATTGTAACTCTTTTGGGTAATTGCTTCATATTCTTCATATGTTTTTCTTTCGTCTACATATTTTACCAGAGGAGAATCATATACAAAAGTAGATCCTGTAATTCTATTTTTTGGTATCTGAAGTTGCATTACATTTTCATCTTCTGAGTCATCACCACTAACTAACTTTTTATCTGTGATAAATATTGTAACCGCACACTTTTGTTGTATGGCTAATGAACCACCTGTATCAGATTGTTGAACTACTTCTCTCTTTTCTTTCATTCTATTTGAGTTTTCTTGGGCAGTAATAATTAGAACGCAGTTCATGTCTCTTGCTAGCTTCTCCAAACGAACCATCATTTCTTCAAATTCACCCCAACGAGGTTTTCCTTTTCCACCCTTTGTAAACATAGACTGGATAGTATCTATAACAATCACATCTGGAATGCGATCGGCACTCCCCATGATATCTCTAAGCCATCTTTCTAAGTCCTCAAAATAAGGAGTGTCTGGGTCATGTCTTACCATGAATCTATCACCCCATTGGTCTAACTTATCTCTAAAAATTTTAAGATACTTATTTTTTTGTTCTTCATTCCAAGTGCCAGACTCTTTGTAAACATTCTTACCAATTATTTGAGTCATTAAAACTCTTTCCCAGTGGGAAATTGCTTCTTCAAAGTTTACGTAGAGAACTCTATAGCCTGTGTCTGCCCAATGATTGATCAGACACTTTGCGAATGTGCTCTTTCCTTTTCCTGAGCCTGCAATTATCGCATGTACTGCACCCTTAAAGAAACCGCCCTCATCAGTATAACCCATGGCCCTATTTAAAGATTTGTATTGTGTCGGCAAAAAGTTTGGTATTTCAAGTAAATCTTCTGCTCTCTTGGATATGTCGTTAGCAGTGGTAACGTTATCTAAAGGATTGTAATTTAACTCACCTTCAAGATCTTTGATGTCGGAAGTAATTTGAGATATTCGAAATATATCTTTTTCATTTTTTTCACCTTTTTGAGTAATTAAAATCTGGAGCTCCTGCAGAGAGTCCAATTGCTTTCTCTTATTGGCTTTATGTTTTATTAACTTAGTAATAGACTCAGGAGTAGACAGCTCTATGGACATTAGAATATCCATCATTATTCCAACACCAGAAGCTCCACCTAATGCAGAGTAGATATCAGTCTCGGAATCTAGCCATACCTTAAAAGCTATAGGGTCTACTACGTTTAGCTTTGTGGTGTGGTGATAAGCAAGGAGCGCTTTATAGAACTCATTTATCCCAGTCTGACCATGTATTGTTCCCACTATATCTTCAGGAAGGAAAGCGTCGAAAAAGATTATTGCATCTTTTTCTCTAAGTGAAAGAGCAAATATTTGATACTCGACTGGGAATTCTTTATCTTTTTGTTCCGTATCTAGCTCAGGTTCCATCTTGTTTTCTTTTTTCCTTTATTTTTTTATAATAAGCTTTTCTACTTTCAGAGTTTTTTTTCTTTGACTCTAAGTAAAATTGATTATTTTTTAGTGTTCTTTTTTCAACACGTACTGGCATATCTGGTGCGTTTTTTATTGCTTGCAACATTCTATCATATACGGATTCTTCTGATAGGTTGTCGTTGTATCTAAAAACGATAAGAGCTATGCCTAACTCTTTGCACATTTGCATCTTTTTTTCATCTCTTTTTTGAGCTTCTTCAAACTCATATATTGTATCGAAAAATCTTTGAGTGTAAAAAAAATGCTGTCTACCATGATACTCTGCAGCAAGATTATATTTTGGGCAGTATACATCTAACCTAAGTTTATCACCTAAGTGATGCTCATTAACAATTTCTTCTCCTGGTAAAAGTTTTTTCATAACTAGAGTTAAGGCCGTTTGACCTCTTGACATCTTTTTATTTTTTTCTTTTATCCAAGAAAGACCTAGTTGTTTTATTCTTTTATTTAAGTTAGCAACTGAAAAAGATAGTTCTGATGCTATCTGAGTTAAAGATAAATTACTTTCAAACAAAAGATCTTTAAGAAACTCATCATCGTCTTGGTGTTCTTCCCAATTTTTCTTCAAGTCCACCCTCTTTATTTCTATCAAATGCTCGTGCTACAGTTAGTGTTTTCCCAAGGTCTAAAATTGACATCTTTGTTTTTTCCCAAAGCTTGGGAGCTAAAGCAGAAGCAAACATGGGGCAATCTAGTACGCACATTTGATATTCGTTATCAAACTCAGAAACTTGAGCTATTATTGAATCTATCTTATCATAAAAATCATTATATGGGACTTGTATGAATGCAGAGTCTTTAGAGAAAAACTTTCCAATATTAGATTTATGCTGAAAAGAAATGACTAATACCTTATTATGCTTAAAATAGTACTGCATGAACGTATTGAATATGTCATAGTCTTGGTTGATATAATTTTCAAGAAAGCATGAGTCATAAAACACCTTATCTTTTAAGCCTACTTTACTAAGCTTGTCTTGCTGTGAATGGATAAAGTCAGGCTGTACTCCAGCAATGTATTGTGGATCATTAGAAGTGATACTAGTAAGTATTGACTGAACGAAATTCTTTGGTGGTTTTTTATCACCCTTGATATCCCCCAGTATAGAGAAGAATGAAGATCTTGTATATGATACAAAAGCAAATCTTTTTTTCTTCTCCATAAGTTCTGTTACCTTGATTATGGTTTCTTTAGTGTTATATGTTTTCATTTTAAATTCCAATTTACTAGTACGGGATTAGGATCTACAATAGACTCAATATGTTGTATGTTGTGGAACTCACCTTTATCTATGGACATATATCTTTTATGTTTAATTACTTTATCTTCATCTCTAGCATAACCAAGGTGTTGCATCACTAGACCTGAGTGAACCCAATAGTTTCTTTGATTCAACCATTCAACCACATAGGTTGGTTCAGAACCGCAGGCAAGCTTCTTGTCTAAGAATGTCCCACCATTTTTGTATCTAAAAATTCTAGAGCTATTATTAGGAGCCCATAATTTGTCAACCCTATACTGTGTTTCGTTCCACATATGATAGAACCTAACGTTCGCCACATCATAAGGGCTTGACTGTAAAACTTTTCTAATTTCTATGCTATCTTCATGGAAGAGCATTTCGTCGCAATCAATTGCAATTATCCAGTCACCTTCTTTAGCTACTGTCTCTAAGTTTTTCCAAGCATTGAGTCTTAGATGACCCTCATGCTTTTCAAACATTGTTTCATTGTTGCTAAAAACCTCAGCGTACTTAGAGGCTATTTGTACTGTATCATCCTCTGAACAGTCGTCAGTAAATACAATCTTATCTACTTGAGTTGATAGTCTTTCAAGTACTTTATCTAAGAATCTTCCTGATTCATTTTTTCCAACCATTTGTGCTATTAACATTTTTTTCCTCTTTATAAATAAAGTGGGGGGTCAGGAAAACCCAACCCCCCACTAAAGATAATTAATATCAGGCCGTGAATTCTTCTAATTGCTCACGTGCTTCTACTGACGAAATGCGTTCAATTTCTGTTGACTTGAACAAGAGCTCTCCATCTGATCCACGGCGACCCATGGCTACATTTTGCGCTTCTGTTTTGTTATTAGCCTTAACCAAGCTAGTTGTTGTAACAGCAAAGTATTTGAACTTATTGTCTGACATTATTTTTTCCTTTTATTTTGTTGGATAATGGATTGCTATATATTCTATAGCATCTTGCAGTGTATCTGCAAGTCTTGTGGCCATATATTTCATATATGGACGATCTTTATTCTGATTAGAGCAGATGACTACTGTTGGTTGATTATTCATTTTAGCCCAAGCCATTTCATAATCAGTACCTATGTAAGCTCTATTCTCTAACATGTATTCTACCAGAAGAAGATCTGATTTCTTCTGCATAAATAGATTTTTTTGTACAATTTCATCCGGAGACATCGTGCAATCTTCCGGTATAGATGTTGGATCAAGAACCTTGTATCCACGTAGGGATAACATGAATGTAGCCTCTTGTCTCCAACCTTTTGCGTAGTCGCCAACGTAATCCATAGCGCCAGCTAAATAAACTGTAATGCTCATACTGGCCAATGATACTCTAAATCTGGTGCTTCGTCAAAGTACTGGGAATAATATTCGTAATCTTTTCTAAGAAGATTAGATCTATGAGATCTATGAAACAAGTCTTGACCAAACCAACCTGGATAAATAATAGAAGAATGATTTACATCTTCAAACTTCATATTATTTTTATATCCTCTATCTATCCATTCAAGGATAGTATAGTTTTGATACAACTTTAAAGCTTCTTCATACCCAGTCCACATGCGTGTAACTGGATGATTGCGCCAACCCTTAGTGGGAGTTCTTTCCATCAATATGTTAAGGACTTGGAATGTTTCTACTCTTTGTTTGCCCAACCGACGGTAGTCTAAAACCTTTACTGATTGCACAAAATCAGGATATGGTAAAAATGTTTGCATTACTTTTCTTTCTTGAATTCCTGGAATGTTTTATCGCCTACACCAAAATATTCTCTGGCTAACCCTGCAGCAACTATATCGGTGTTCAAACAAGCTCCTGCTTCGTTCCACACTCTAGCAAGTATTCTTCCGTACTTCTCATTTTTATCAAGAATTGTTTCTATTTTAATTTTGCTACCTGCAGCGGTGATCCACTGATCTGTGAATTCTTTAGCAGCCAGGCCCATTTTCTTTTCTTCAAGATTTGAAGTGCGACTCTCTGGAGTATTTATTCCATATAATCTTACTCTACCTTTTCTAAAAGTATCAAATCCTAGGTCAATAAGGATATCAAATGTATCTCCATCAACTATTTTTTTAACTTCTGCGTTGTATAAGTATACATTGAATTTATCTGTCATTTTAATTTTCCTTTTTTAAATTTTGATATTTTTACATATTCATTATAATTAATATTGGATTCCATAAACATTAGATGTATTGAAATCTATTTTTGATCTTAATAAGTAATCTTGATACGACTCAAGATCAGGTGCTCCATAAAAGCCAAATTTTTTTCCATATATATGGTCAATCATTCCAAATTTATCTTTATCTAATTCATCTAATTCTAAAAATGAAAATCTTCTATCACCTGGATAATCTAATTCATTAAATCCATCTGTTTCATTTTTTCCTAAGGTGGATATCATGCTTCTCTTTGAACTAAAAAATCTATAACCTCTTGTACACGATCTAAGCGCTGTAAATTCTTGTTCTGGTGAAAAAGAAATAAAAGGATTGTAAGATATTTCATATATAAAATCAGACAAAGAAAAAAGCCCACTACCTGCCAAACACAGATGATGTTCTAAAAATTTTCCGAGAAACTTTTCTTCATTTATTCTTGTCTTATCTTGGTGAGTTGCAGGTTTTCCTTTTTCTGGAAAAAGTGGATATGCTGGAACTCCATCAAAATTTTTAATATATTTTTTATCTGGATCAGAATAAATTGGAACTTGGTGCCAAGCACAGCTTTGAGATATCATAGGTTTTTCAACATGCTTCAATAGCAGGTTTAGATCATTAATAAGTACTGAATCCCATCCTTTTGCAAAGATTGTATGGGCGTCAATTTGCAAAAAGTATCTCTCATTGTCATGAAGGGTAGAAGCAATCAATCTACTTAATGCTGCGCCAAGTGGTTTTTCATAAATTGCATTAATACACCTTACATTTTTGTAAGACGTAAAATCTTCAAAGTTATTTGAATTTGTTTTTTGATTAAAAATACCAAAATAAATATTTTCAGGTTTGTCAGCTTTTTCAAAAGCGTCTTCTACTGTAACATGAGTAAAATATTCATTGAAAGCTGGAACTGCTATGAATATTTTTCTATTTTTCCACATTTTAGTCTCTTTCTATACCTATGTGATCACATGCTTTTCTAAAAATTTCTCTACTTATAGGAAAGTACTTATCAGCATTGCTGATACCTTCTCCTGGCTTTGGGCTTGATGCATGCCAGCTATGACCGATAGATATCGATCCATCATACACTACATTGTAGCCTAGGTGTCTTGCGAAGTAAGAGCACCAAGTTTCTTCATAATAGTGTGGCGTTGGCAAGAATGCTCCTATAGCATCAGGATATAATTCTCGATATTGTTTATTATTAGTCATATCATCCCAGACATCTCTTCTCACGAAGTATGCAGATCCTGATACAGTTACGCAATTAATCTGATCCTTATAGAGCAAGTCTTGTGGGTCATGCTCTCGCCAACCTCTATGTTTAGGTTGCACATTAGTTCCTATGATGCCAGCATGAGTTATATATCCATGCTCATCTCTTTGTTTAGGGCCGAGTATATGTAGGTTTGGATTGTTGGCAAATGCTTTTTCTATGTTCAGGCAATCTTCACTGGTCATCCAAACGTCACCATTAAGAACACCAACTATCTCTGCGCTACTTTTAGAAGCCATATAGTTAATAGCAGAAGAGTATCCTATATTTTTTCTTAAAAATGTTCTATCTATTAAATATCGTTCTTCGTTTTCTCTTAACCATGGAACAAAATCATCCGTAGAGTCATTGTCCATAATAAGTAGATTCCAGTTTTTTGCAAGCGCGCCATTTGGATTGTATACGTCTGAGTGTAGAGCATCCAAAAATCTCTGCAACAGTCTTCTTGTATTATAATTTACAACACATAAATCAATCATGGGTTTCTCCTAGCACCATCTCTCTATGCGCCTTAGAAATAAGTGTTAAGTTAAATGCTTCTTCGTAGTTTAAGCCTGAGTTTATTAAAGAGATAAACTCTTGTTTAGCTCCATCTAGATCGTACAAGCAGAACTCTTGAAGCCTATTTATATATTGCATCCAGTTTACTTTATCTTTCTTTGAAGACACTTTTTTGAAAGAAACATTAGCTAATAGTGCTCCAAAAAAAAAGGAAGCTATAATAACTTTTGTATATTTACCATTTTTCATCAGCGTAATCTTCTTCCGGACTAAAATATGTTTCTCTAACATGTGCCCTAATTTCATCTGCTATCTGAAGCCAAGATCTTTTTTCTTCTTTTTCTATACAATCTTTGGCTATAGAATCATACATAGAAATTATATGATCAAATCTTTCCATGTCAGCAACATATATTGCTTGCCCCGGAAGTAATTTTACGTTAACTTTTTTCTTTGTATTTAATTTTTTACTCATCGCTTTGCTTCTTACTCTTTATCTCTGCACTCATTATCTCTTCTTGTGGAATCTCATAAACGCAAAGATTGTTTTTATCTGGTTCAAATGTAATGAACAGAACCTTTTTTTGTTTTAATGAATATCCTTCTGGTGGTGGAGATTCTAGCGCAATCTTCTTTGATGCGCAACCAAAGACTTGGCTTAACCCCTCATATGTAACAATGTAATTTAATTTTCCAGCTGCCATTTTTCTATTCCAGTTAAAGATACTCCACACTTTTGGAGAAAATTATAAACGTTATCCCAATCTTTATATTCAGAGTTTACTAAATAGTACACTTCTTTTATCGTACTGCTTGCTATCATTTTAGCACAGGTGAAACATGGTGGTCCATTGATAAACATTTTTTTTGGACTTGAACTATAGTCACAATGCAACAAGGCATTTTGTTCTGCGTGAATTGCTATGCAGTTATCATAGTTAGATCCAGCTTGTGAATTCTCATGCAGTCTTGGACACCCACCGTCTTTACAGTGCTCAAATCCTCGTGGTCCACCGTTATATCCTACGCTAACAATATGATTATTATCATCTATTAGAACCGCTGCATACTGTTTCTTTGCACACGTAGAAAAAATTCTAGCTGTCTCAATACACAATTGCATGTACTTTTTGTCTTTTGTATTATACAACATTTTTAGTCATTTAATATCATAGTGGTATCTATTGTCATCAGATGTTTTCCATTTATCCGCATCCTCAACATCCCATTTTCTAGTATTGACAAACCTATCAATAAGGTTTCCTTCTTTTGTTGTAAAAGATGGATCAAATAATCTAACTCTATTATTTGGTTGTATAGCGTAATTACCGTCATCTCTAAGCATCACATGACCACATTTATGTTGACCGGGATTTGTGCTAAATCCAAGATTTATATTATTATCATCTGGAGCATGCCAATCAAGGGTAAATAGATACTTTGTACTGACAAACTCTCCAGACCTACTTACGTACTTCATTCTCATATTTCTCATTGCCTGGAATTCAGTAACTGCTACATGAGGACTGAAAGAGTTCCAAAGAACAAGTTCGTGAATATCCACCTCAGGAACACCTGGTCTTTCACAGAAGGCATTGATCGGCATTCTCCACCAAATCCCTCCATCTTCCATTAAGAAGTGGAATAAGGGACTTCTTCCCTGAATACTTGTTACTCCAAAAATCATGCAGGGGAAATATTTTCCATGGGAGTCCAACTGATCTCTTAAGAAATTGCCCCTAACGTAGCATTCAATCATTGGTACATTAGCATTAAGTTCTGGCATTGTTGTGAGACTTTCTTCTTAATACAATCAGACTATAGACAAAATCAAACCACATGTAAAAGCTAATACAATTGATACGCTTAGCATAATGATTCTTGTTCTATTATTTTTCTCAATATGAGATGCAAACTGTAAGCCGTTTGACCAATTTATTAGTACGGCAAAAATTAGGGCTGCAATTATCTTTGTTGCCATTTAGTTTAACGCCCTGTCAATAAAGATTTAAAGCTTATTGGAAATAATGGTTCTACTATTTCCTTTATGGCTTTAGCATACTCTTGTATTTCAAACTGTGATTCTTCTGCCAGTCTTTGAGATAAGAATAATACAACAGATTGCAGAGAACATGACCACCTATATACTACATATAAAGAATAAGCAGGTAAGAATAATCTAGCTTGTTCTGGTGCTATTCCATTGTCCATGGCCATGTTATATAACGCCTCACCCTGCTCTGCGTACCTAATCAAGGAGTCTGTTAGCAGAGAGCCCACAAAGGGGTCTGCTAAGCCGTGTGAGCCTTGTTTCTTGTCTTCTGGAGCTAGTCTCCATTCTTCAACTTTTGGAATATAGAACTCAGGATCCATAGTTATATATCTTCTTGAAGATTCGTTCCAGGAATCCATAGTATGGTCAGATCCAACTACATACTTCCAATGTTGTCTAGCTACCATCAGGGGAGCTTTAAATTCTAGCGTAACAAATGCGTGACGAAATGGAGACATATGATTTTCTCTAGCCAAAAAATCTATCAGTCTTGCATCGTTTTTTGACAGCTCTTGTGACTCTTTGGCAAAAGATGCTCTGGCAGCATTTACTACGGATAGATCGCTGCCCATCTTATCTACAAGTCTTACATAACCTTTGTCTAATACTTCTATGGTTTTATTTTCAACAGACATTTAATTTTAGCCTTCTTCTTCTTCGTCTTCATCGTCTTCATCTAATAGATCTAAATCCATTTCATCTAGTATAGCATCTGATTTCGAAATATGTATGAAAAGATCTTCGGAAGCCTGATAGAGATCTGCCATATATTTTTCTGTATCTTCTGCGACAGTAAAATCTTTTTCTGTATACAACCTATATATCATAGAGTTAATGCAGACCAGGGCATCCATCAAAGACTCTTGAACTAAAAGAAGATTTTTAATATCTATTACTTCTTCGTTTTTAGATTCGTTTAAACCTTCTATTGAATTAGAAGACATAATTTCCGAAAACATTTTATTAATGTCGTCTTCTTCATATTTAGACATTTTTATCCTATCAACTATTATCCTTGATGAATTTTACTTCACAAGAATCAGTGGTGCAATAGGATTCCCCTATTGCGTCAGCTGCCATACCGGCATAAACTCCAGTTAGATCTATGGGGAACAATTTCATCAAACCCTCTTCTTGGTACTCTAGCTCTGTTATTTGGGTATAGGGCATCTGCAAGTATGTATCATTACCTGTAGGTAAGAATGATACTGTCTTTAATTGTCCATCGTACATATGAAGTACAGTACCTACGTGTTGCTTTTCTGTCTCTGCATCAAAAGATACAGTAACGGATACTGAATTGTCTGACCAGTATCTTTGCGCTGCTGCTGCAAGTGCTATTTTTTCAAATATTGTTACATCTTTTTCAGAGCGAACTGAATTAGATTTAATTGGGAAGTAGACAACACTGGTTGTATCTGGTGATTCTGCTGCTGGCTCAACTTTATAATTAGCCATTTTAAATAATGGAAGCATAGGATCATCGTTAGAGAATCTAATGGTTCTATTGAAATACTTTCCGCCTGGTGTCCAGTGAACTCCAGGAGACTCTCCAGCAAGAATAGATACCGTTCCTGATGGCTTAACAGTCGTCATTTTAATTGACTCACGTACACCTAGCCATTCGGAATAAATATTATCATATCTTTGAATAGTTTTATATCCCTGATCCATCCATTCACGAAGAACTGGCATGCCGTTTGTATCTGCAAAATCTGCAACACCAGACATAGATGTGCCTATTCTGCGATTGCGCTGCATAATTGCGTTTGTCTCTTCCCAGTGAGTGGGCAGAAGTGTAACTGTTTTTGCATACAGGTAAGCAAATTTTAAGGTTCTCTTATAATCATCTAATGAATCGTGTCTGCCCAAGTATGTTTCTACTAAAGTGCAGCACTCGTATGATTCAAGTGATTGCTCAGCACAAGGGTTGAACCCAGCAACTCTGTGATCTTTGTTGTTAGCTGGATCAGCAAGACGTCCATACTTGCGAGACATGTCCATCCAAATAACACCGGGCTCACCATTTCTAGCTATTCCGTCAACTATAGCTGACAAGTCTTGTCCGACTGAAACTTCTACTGAGTTATTTGACATCCATCCCCAACCAGGGCTTTCGGCATCATATGAATTTCTCTCTGGAAAAACTTCTGAGTTTTTTAAGTTAAGGAAATCTTCATCATCTATTCTACCTATCAAAAGCTCAGCTGAACGTCTGACGTTACCAGAGACTACGCATACGCCAATTAGATTTCCAATGTCTGCTATATCTCTGCGTGTTAACTTATCTCCTGCGCGACCAGTGAATATCTTTTTAATTGCTTTGTGCAATTTGATTAATGGAGCTGGACCAGAAGCTGTTCCTCCAAATGTTTTTATTGGACTGCCTAATGGTCGAATCAAAGAGTAGTCAAATTCTATGGGGCTTTGATCTTGCTTGAGATATGAGTTAACTAAATCGCCAACAGATCTAGCCCAACTTTCACGGTCATCTGCAATGACATCAATAATGGTAGGCTTATTTGGTTCATAGATAGTAAAATCTTTGTCTGCACCTTTATCATCAAAACCAACACCAACACCAAGCATGGATGCTTCCATTAAAAATGTAAAAGGCTTTGCTGGATTAAATTTAGACATTTCACCAGTACTTACGAATGCACAGTTCTGAAGAGCAGCTGAGTTCTTGTGTACATTAACTGTTTGAGTTCCCATCATCCAAAGGCCACGACCTGGTGGAGTCCATTTAAGATTGAAGAGACGATCGAATGCTTCTTTGGCACTTGCCTGAGCCTTTACATCATTCCAGGGAAGGCGACTCTTCTTGCAGTGCTCTTTCTGAAGAGAGTACATGCCATTAATAACACGCTCGCAAACATCAGCCCAAGTTTCTTTTGTGCCATCTTCTTTTAATCTAGAATAAGTACGCAAAAAAGTAATCTCACCAACAGAATTTCCTGCAGCATCAGTGTAGCCAAATGGTGGCTTCTTCTTTCTGTATCCATCAATAAAATCATCGTTTATCTTAAAGATAAACATAGACTGATTCTTTGTTGGTTGCTGTACTTGTGGTTCTTCTGTTGTAATTGGCGTACTCATTATAGACTTCTCCTGTCACTTAATACTTGTAATATACTTTGGGTTAGTTTTGTTTAATTCTGCTTTTTTTATTTTTAATATTTGTTCTAAAGAGTATACTTTATATATTTCTTTTTCTATGAAATATCCGCTTCTCCAGTTCAAAACTTTTTCTATGTTCATTGGATAACTAGTAAAAACGTTACAAATTATAGCTCCTCCATATATTTTAACTAAGTTTTTAACTTTTTCTAAAGCTTCTTGCTTTTTTTCTTCTGTTGAGAATGATTCTTTATCTGTTCTCTCATAAATCCAATTAAAAGCCTGTCTTGTCAGCGGGGAAACGTCTATCTGATTAAAGATTCCAGACTGTAATACAATTTTTCTATTCTTTTCTATCTCTAAATCTTTTTTAGCTATCGATTTAAATAGATCAAACCAATCTCTCTCATTAAACTGAGGCCAACCACCAACCCAAAATAGCAATACATGCTTTTCGTCTGGTATTGCTGACTTATTTATTATGGGGGATAGACACGCACACGCTACGGATTTCTTAATGAAGTCTTTTGCTTTTTGCTCGTCGCCTAATCTTCTTTTCTGCACCGTCCACAGTTGTCCTATTTTTTCTTTCCAATCTGCTTCACCTAGATATATGGTTAGGTATTTTTCTGCTACGTCAAAAGATAGCGCACCATTTGTGGCCAACGCTTCTATGGACTGTATAGACATGGTTAATCCTCTTTACCTTCATCTAAAGATATAAAACTTGGTTATAAAAATTGAATTCCCGCCCCAAATTTATAGGGCGGGAATTCAGTAAGATCGCCTGTGATAGTATATCACAAGTTTATGCTTGCTAGCACTAGCGTGCTATGGGTGGTTAAATTTATTCTTTCTAATATTTTTTTCTAACAATAGATGACCAGTTACTAGAAGCCAAATAGATATTGGAACCAAACTTTTTGTTGGGTGTTCGGTTGATCTCCAAAAAAATCTTGTTAATGTTTCTGCTTTTTTAGTCTTTATGGCGTAAGCATCGTAGGCTGCAACTGCTGCTAGGAGAGCTAGCCAAGCATACAAGCCAGATACTCTATCGTCTTTATCCAATACTATTGGAGACGAATAGTAATCAGAGAGCTTTTGAAGAGGCAACGCCTCGCCACTCTTGAACTTTGTTTTTACCATACTCATTATTATAGCCGGTTGGAATTGCTTGTCCAAACGTAGCATTGAAGACTTTAGCACTCGTTACACCATGTTCTTCTTCAGGTCTAAAGACTCCAAAGCTATTAGGTGCACCTTGTGCATCGGTTCTAACGGCATGCCCAACGTTGTCCATGGCTTTAGCTGATGCTAAACCTTTGAAAGAATACTGACGAAGCTTGTACTCGTTTTCTCTTTCTGCGTGACCAAATGTGGTTCCGAAAACAGCAGATCCGCTAAGGCCTTTAAATTCACTTGGACGGAATCTAGCGCCATCATAAGTTGCGGTACCGTCAGGGAATGTTCCAGAAAGTGGGTGAATGTAGAATACGCTACCCGTAAAGATTTGTGACATAAATACGTCACCTGGGAAGTAACCAGTGCCAGGTGCGCGATGATTGTCTGGTGCACCAGTCAAAAGATGACTAGTGTTATAAAGCGGGTAGTAAGAGTACGTTCCAGTACCTTTGACTCTACCGGTCATTGTTGTATATGGATTAACCATATCGCTGGAGTCTACACCCCTTAAAATAGGTCTTGGACCTACGTACGCAGTTGCCATTTTGCTCTCCTTATAGAAACCTTACAGCGTTATAGTAAAAAGATTAAGCCTTTTTTGCAACAATTAAAGATTATAATCTGCCTGAATAATAAGGTCTGATAGAACTGGAGGTATTTTATTGTCTGCCATGGACATGGTCAGCTCTATATAGACATGGCTTGAGGTCCCGGTATTAGAATTGGGGCTATATGTTTCTCCATTTGGGTAGAAAACCCTATAAGAAGAGATCTGAGAAACTTGAGACTGTGAAACGTTATATATCTTAGGTGATACATTTAGAATCTCATTGATAGTTTTGCCTTCAGGTGCAGTAAATTTAATAAAAGTTTTACCGGTAGGCATAAATTTATCATATCTAACATCCATATTGGATAGACCATAGGTGTAGACATACTTATTATTCTCTATCACGTAGCTCTTTTGTCTAAGTAGTATCCTAACTGCGGTCACACTCTTTTCTGCAAAGTAAAAATTAAGTGGACCAGAATTGTGGATAGTGTCAGAGCCTACAGTAGACCATCCACCAGGGGCTACCTTACCTATTGCATCATACTGATCGTCATAATATCCTGGGTTTACTGGCAGATAAGAATCTTTATCAGACAGTGATGGATTAGATGTAGTGGTGTATTCCACCTTGACTACATTAACTCCACTAGCTGGATAGGGAACTAGCGATATGCAGTTGGTTAATGACGAACCCATTGAACCGGAGGGGATCTTGATATAAAGATATAAGCTTACACCCAGTGGGTTTGCCTCATTTAGTATTACGTTTCTTCTCCATATTTTATCTGGTTGGTCCAAGAAAGCATACTGGACGGGAGTTGTGTCTATGACAGCTCCGGTAGAATCTCCACCAGAAAGATTATTATCGATTCTAGTCTGAAGAAAATCTGGTATAACCTGTCCTTTTGTAGAGCTAATAAATTTTATCTTTGAGAAAGAAGATCCAGTAATTCTAGGTAATGTAGCTTGATTGTAATACTCATTGTAATCAAGCAGCTGATCTGAACTTATAGAATATTCTGTACCAACAAATGGTATTAGATCTATTTGAGATTTTGAATAGAGAGATATTTGATTAGTGCTTAGGCTCTCCATGGCCCTAACTCTATCTACTAGGTCGTTCAGAGCAGACGTTAAAAATAAGTTTTCTTTTACAACCCTCTCTATTATCTCTGCTATCTTCTTATCTAAAACGCCATACTTGTTATATAGATATAATAAGTCTGAATAATTTTGTTCAACCCTTGTATTAAAATCTGTACTAGAGATTGGACCATGGAGTTGTTGAGATTTTTTTTCTGTATATATAAATTCTGACACTTTAAATTATTCCTTTTTTCCAATTAAATCTTCTAACATATTTATCTTATTATTTAATAAATTTATTATTGATGAATTAATTCCATATTTTTTAAATTCTAAATTTTCTAAAAATGACTCTGTATTAACAGTCTGTTCGTCCTGATTGTGATCATAGTAGCTGTAAGTATTATAAACCTTGGAAGATAGGTCGGCATCTATATAGTAGTCTGGAGTAGCTAAACTGAAATCATTTGCATAGTCTATGGACAGTTGATTAGCTTCAGCGTCTACTTCATCTGCCATTACAGAAAGTCTTGAGCAATCAACTACAAATTGATCATAGTACAAGTTTAAAACTTTTGACGGGATAGGACCCTTGAATGATAGTCTTTGCCTAGATAAGTTTGGCTCTAGTACCATATTTTTTCTATTTAATTTTGAATAACTTTTTGTCATAATTTACCTAGTGTTTAAACTTAATCCTGTAGGAGTTTAAAGATGGTGCCGAGTATGCGTTCTGTCCTCGCATTAAGTCCGCCCTTAATCTTAGTTTTGTAATTCCATTATTTAAATTCTCATAATATTCAACAATACTTCCAACACCTATTTCTTTTTCTCTTCTGTATACTATTTCTTTATTATTTTCATAATTAATTATTGAGAAAACATTATCTGTATTAGAATATAAATTTCTTAAATCTTCTATCTTTACATAAAATA